AAATCCCACAGATATTACAATGGATAATCAGCAACCAAGCCTCTAAATCCGATATGATTAGGACATGAGGAAGGCTCAACGACTAAATGGTTTTGGGTTTGAGAAGTTTAATCAACTTCAATGATAGCTTAAGATATAGTCTAATCCCTAGAAACATAAATACACCTAAAGGTGGGGTATAACGTGATGTGCAGTATCACGAAGTTAAAATTAACCTAGATATTCGTCCTATTGATGAGTGTCTATGGGCTGTTACAACTCTTTCATGTGCTACTCCTGATAAGCCACCAACAGCTGCTACCCAATATTCCCCAGGTCGTCCAGTTCCAGCCACCATTGCATACAATCAATCTATTGTTGCTGCTTCCCTTTACGTTGATTACGTCTTCCTTGATACTGATGAACGTAGAAGAATGGCACAAAACCCTCACGAATACCTTATCACACAACTTCAATTCACTGGTGATGAATCAGTCGGTTCATCATCCAATAAGATCAAGCTCAACTTCAACCACCCTGTTAAGGAATTAGTCTGGGTTGTCCAACCTGATCAAAACGTTGATTACTGTTCTTCCCTTGTATGTGATGCTCTTCTATTCAAGGTTTTAGGTGCTCAACCATTCAACTACACTGATGCTGTTGATGCTCTTCCAAACGCTGTCCATGCTTTTGGTGGTCCAGCTGAAGTTGGTAACCAAACTGGTTTCATTGATGCTCGTGGTCTATTCCAAGACGCTGGTGCCATGGATGCTTACATCCCTGATGGTTTCTCTGGCTACTGGCACGGTCCATCAAACCCATACAATGAGCCAAACCTTGGTGGTGAACGTGTCCCACTCAATGCCGCTGCTGCCGCCGCCGCTCTTGCTGCTAACTCATTAGCCAGTCTAACAGCTGTTCAAGATTTAGATCCTAACCACACAATGGGCTCAACTGTTTCTGATGCAGGTACATTCGTTCTTACTGAAACCTCATTAGACATGCACTGTTGGGGTCAAAACCCAGTCGTCACCGCTAAGCTTCAACTTAACGGTCAAGATCGTTTCTCTGAGCGTGAAGGTTCATACTTTGACGTTGTCCAACCATACCAAGCTCACACCAGAAACCCAGACACTGGTATCAATGTTTATTCATTTGCCCTTCGCCCAGAAGAGCATCAACCAAGTGGCACATGTAACTTCTCCAGAATTGATAACGCTACCCTTCAACTAGTACTTTCCAATGCCACCGTTGAAGGTACCAAGACTGCCAAGGTCCGTGTCTATGCCACCAACTACAACGTTCTAAGAATTATGTCAGGCATTAAATCGTATATACAACAATATACAATAGTACAAAATGTATTATCCGTCTGTGCCGAACAGTTGGCTGCCATATTAGATATTTGCTTCCTAATATGGATAAACAGTGTAAAGCAGATATGTGAAAAACAGGATTTCACATCATATAACCAGCTAGTCTTCGTTTGACTAATTTGTCAAGTGAAGGCAACATTTCTAAAATGCAGGAACATCCTTAGAGCCTTTTCTACTACTTCATTATGTGAAAATATAATGAATACCCGGGGTAATGACCTAGGGCATAGTAATAACGAAAAGGATTGGACAATCCGCAGCCAAGCTCCTAAATGCGCAAATGCAAGCACACGGAGAAGGTTCAGAGACTATAATGGAATGGGTCAGAGAAAGCTAGCAACTTTCAATGAAGACTTAAGGGATAGTCCAATTTATTAATGAAAATTAATAAAACTATATGCTTATGGGGCGGCCTCGCATATAGTAACTAAGTACTATATATCGTGTTATTATATTTTTTATTTTATAAAAATTAATACCATAATAAATAATAAAAATTAATATTATAAAATTTTATAATATTAAAATTGAAAACAACTTAAATAAAAGTGTATATATAACAATATACAATGGAAATAGATAATCAAAAACATTTAGACCGTTTCAATAAAAATCCACCACACCCATCTTACATTGCTGGTTTTATAGATGGTGATGGATGTATTTTTATAAGGAAAATAACTGATGGTTATCAATCAGGATTTACAATTACACAATGTAGAACAAACATATTGCAGGTTATTCGATATCATTTTGGTGGAAGCATTACTTCTTCATCAAATAGAAATGATAAAAATATAAATATTATGAATGATGATGATTATTATCACAAATATAATGTAAGAAATCAATATAATTTATTGATTCGTAACAATGAATATCAAATATTAATGGATTATTTGAGAGAAAGTTTTATAATAAAAGAACAACAATATCAATGTTTATATGAATTTAATAAATTAGCAAATTTGACAAATAAAAATGAAGAAAAAGATATTTTACACGTCAAATGTTCTGAATACAATAATATAAAATATAATTTTGAAACATCAAACATTTCACGATTAAATATTGAATATATTTCAGGGTTATTCGACGCAGAAGGATGTTTCTTTATTTATAATAATTTGGATGATTGGAATATAACGATAAGTCAAAAAAATCATCCTTTATTATTAAATGAAATACAAAAATTATTAGGTTTTGGTAAAATAAGTAAACATAAATATGAAATTTATAAAAAATCGGATTGTTTAAAATTTATCCAATTAGTAAAAAAACACTTAATTGTAAAATATAATCAATGTGAAGCATTTGAGGTATTTTTAACCACAAATAATGATATTGTAAAAAAAGACATGTATAAAATTTGTAACGAAGAAAAACATAAAATAGAAGTTTTTAACGATTTAAATCAAAATGAAACGGGTAAAGAAGGTTATTTAGAAACATTAAAAATGAGAAATATAAAAGCTCAATTTTGTAGAGAAATTCTTAACAAACAACTATATAAAGAAAGATCTGAAAAAATGAAAGGTGATGGGAATCATAATTATGGTAAATCATTTTCAAAAGAAACTAAGAAAAAAATGTCATGTTCGATAAGGGATAAAAAAGGAGGAATTAGCGATGAAATAATAATAAAAGTTAGAGAATTAATAGAAAAAGGTTATAAAAATATAGAAGTTCAAGAATTATTGTCGTTACCTAGACACACCCTAACCAGAATTAAAAATGGCGATTTAGTATGTAGAAATGAAGAAAAAATCAATAATAAAAAATTATCCAGAGAAGAAGTTAATTTATCAAAACGAAAAATTCATGTAGATGAAATCATATTTGTATTAGAAAAATATATTGAAAAATGGAAACCCACACAAATATTAGATTGTTTAATAGAAGAGAGAAATAAAAATAATATCCCTATCACTATTACAATTGATATTATAAAAAACATCAAAAGAAATTTACAGAATAATAAAACAATAATTTATGAATCAGAAACATCCAAAAATATATATGAATATTACCTTTCTTTATTAGAAAAATATAAAAACATGTAAATAATATATGAATGGATAATGAAATGCAAAAAAAAGATAATAATAACAAATACAAAAATGAATTTATTAAAATGAAACGAGAAAGGAGAGAAAAAAAACGCACAACAAAAAGATCTGTAACAGGCGAAGAAGTTATTTTTATTTTTGAAAAGGTTTTAGAAAAATGGCCTACAATAAAAATTTATAATACCATTATTCAAAAAAATCCTAATTCAGGAATAGATAAAAAGATAACTGAATCTATTGCTACTGGTAATTGTAAAGTATATGAAACTGAATTATCTAAAGACCGATATGAATATTATGTTTTTTTACGAGAAAAGGTTTATGAAAACAATAAAAAGTAATATAATATCAATAATAATTGTTTCGAGCTAATGATATAGCAGAAATATTAAAAATGGCTAATATTAGATCAACAATTCAAAAATTTTGATAAAAGTGAAAAGGTAGTCAATAGTATTGACACCCTTGGTGGCACACAGTAGGTAACATTTTTAACTGAAAAAGAACTAGGAGAAAAATTAGCAATATTAACCCCACCCCACGCGTTTAAAAATAAAAAAAACAATATTATAATAATATATCACACAGTGATCCAGCCCTCTTAGCTTAGTCGTAGAGCACCAGTCTTGTAAACTGGAGGTCCCGAGTTCAATTCTCGGAGAGGGCTTTATAACCAACTAATTTTTATATATTTAGATATAAATATATAAATATATAAAAACTTTTTATTGATAATATGTATATATACATAACATCACACTATACAAAACCATATACCATAACATCAACATAAATGCAAATATTTGTAAAGACACTCACTGGAAAAACAATTACATTAGAAGTAGAACCAACCGATACAATCGAAAATGTTAAAAACAAAATTCAATCTAAGGAAGGCGTCCCATGTGATCAGCAACGACTCATTTTTGCTGGAAAACAACTAGAGGATGGTCGTACATTATCCGATTATAATATTCAAAAAGAATCTACCTTGCATTTGGTTTTACGATTACGTGGTGGAATATTGTAAATTACAACAAAATTTTATATATATATAATATATTATGAAGAAAAATAATAAGAAACTAAATATAAAATTAGATAAAAAATATATATTAGTATTATTTATATTAGTATTAGTATTAGTATTAATAATAATTTTATCGAGAAATGTTTTATATTATATTGCATATTTAATTGATTATTTATTACATAGAAATTCATATAATTTCAAAGAAGAAGCACAATACAAAGATAATAGAATAGTTCAAACCGATTATTTTTTAACTAGTTTTATGAATAAAAATAGAAATGATAGATTAATGCGAATGCCAAAGATTAATTCACAACCTATTTTTGAAATAGATATTAATGAATTAACAAAAGAAAAAGTAGCCGAAGTTTCAAATAATTTTACTGAACCATTTATTGTAAGAGGTCTAATTAACAATTTTGATTGTGTTAAAAAATGGAATTTAGATTACTTTGATTATGAATATGGAAATATTCAAGTCCCTGCATTCTTAGATGACAAAATAGTGAGTTATTCTAGAAATAGTAGCACCAAAATTAAAAAATGTAATAATGAAAATAATTTGTGTAGTATTCATGAAATTTGTCAAGGAATAAAAAATGGAGATCCTGTTTATGTGAATAATATTTCAAAATTATTTACAGAATCAAAACAGGCAGAAAATGAATTAAATCTGAGCAAAATGTCCGAAATTATGAATGCATATTTTTTAAAGCAACAAAAAGATAATACATTCATGTCTCAATTATTTTTGGGTGGTAAAAATACAGGAACATCATTACACTGCGCAAGCAACGTTAATTTCTTT